TGCTTCGCGTCTCTTCGTTGAACCGCCTCCCTAGGCCGTTGTTCCTCAGCAAGCCTGACATGAGCGGGCAATGGGGGCCGTACAAGACCGACGAGGACATCTACTTCTGGCAGCAGATGCGGAATTACTCCAGACGGATCTGCGTGTGTCCCACGGTGAAGATCGGCCATCTCCAACTGCTCATCACTTGGCCGGATGGAAAGCACTACAAGCATCAGTTCGTGAACGATTTCAAGAAGAACGGACGCCCCGGAAACTGCGAGGTTGACTAATGACTGCCGTAAAGCCCAAGAAGGATCATCCATGGAACAAGGCCATCAACATCGATGTGCAGACTCGACGGATTCGTGATCGAATCGGGGAACTGAACGAGCAGATCAAGATGCTCAAGATCGAGATCAAGATGAACGAGACGAAGCTGAAGGAGCTAACAGAAAATGGAAGGTGAGATGACTATGGACATACGAATCACTTGTGAGGAACAGCGCAAGGTCAGCAGGACAACATTGATCGTCTCTGGGTGGACTGAAGATTCTTCCACGGTCACATTGACTGTGGAGAAGCACGATCTTGAGAAAGATGAGATCGTGAATACCAAAGTCGAAGTCCCCCTTCCGCAGATGGTTCAAGCACTAGATGCAGTCACGAAGGTGCTTCTTGGATGACCCTCGCACATTCGTCGCAGAGCACAATGAACTTGCCTTGTTCGTGGATGGTCACGACAACGCAATCATTGGTGTCGGCCAGAGGTGCGGCCAGTTAGCTCTTGCTGTCTACGACAACGCAATCATCCGTGCCAATCTGATGGCTGAAGGCATGGATGAAACTGATGCCATCGAGTTCTTCAACTTCAACATCTTGGGAGGCTGGCATGGGGTTCACACTCCGATCCTCATGGAACCAATCGAGACCAAGGAAGAGACGATCACGAGGCTGAAGAAAGAGAACACAAAACTTCTGCTTCGACTCGCGGAGTATGAGGCCCGTGAGTACTGAATTCGACAAAGGACTGAGGTCTTGGTCTGAGGTAACTCGGATCTGGAACTCACAAGAGAACAAGACTGACTCTCCCGAATCCATCAAGGAATGTGGCTTACAAGCTCTACGGAAGCTGAAGCGACTGCTTGAAGATCAGGGAAAGACATACGAGGATATGGTGAACAAATGAAACTCTTCCTAGACATCGAAACGAACATGATCGAGGACTGGATCCACATGACGGATCTCAAGACGCTGCACTGCATCGTCGTGAGCGTCGATGGAGCAGAACCTCGGCAAGTAACTGCTTCACAACTCATCGAGCTGTGTGCCATCGCGGAGATCGTCATCGGCCACAACATCATGGCCTTCGATCTCCCAGCTCTTCAGAAGCTGATTGGTCTGAAGCTTTCCTGCCCGATCATCGACACGCTTGTCGTGTCTCGCCTCAAGTATCCGGATCTCCGCAACGATGACTTCGGAACCCTGAACAGCGGCTTCCCGAAGGAGCTGGTTGGTTCACACAGCCTGAAGGCTTGGGGACACAGGCTGAAGCTCCACAAGGGAGATGCTCCAGACTTCACCGAGTTCTCCGAAGAGATGCTGGAGTATTGCCAGCAGGATGTGCGCGTCACGGTGAAGCTGTACGAGCATCTCAACATCGCAGAGATTGATCCGAAGGCTGTGGAGGTCGAGCACAAGTTCGCAGAGATCATCAGGCAACAAGAACGCAACGGATTCAAGTTCGATGTTCACGCCGCCGAGAAGCTTCACTCCGCGCTGATCAGGGAGAAGCTGGAGATCGAATCACAGATGCGTCAGGTCTTTCCTGACAAGATCATCAACAGAGTCAGCGAGAAGACTGGCAAGCCTCTGAAGCCGAAGATCGAAGAGTTCAATCCCGGCTCACGCACACAGATCGCAGAGCGTCTCATCGAGAAGTATGGATGGCAACCAACGGAGATGACTCCTGATGGTCGTGCTCGTGTTGATGAGTCTGTGCTTGACTCTCTGGATTACCCAGAGGCAAAGCTTCTCGCCAAGTACCTGACCTGCGTCAAGCGTCTTGGGCAACTTGCAGACGGTGAGAACGCTTGGCTGAAGCTTCACATCGACGGCAAGCTTCATGGTCGTGTGAACACCAACGGTGCAGTGACTGGCCGTTGCACCCACAGCGTTCCCAACATGGCTCAGGTTCCCACCGATCCGGCCTACAGGTCTCTGTTCATTCCTGCTGACGGAAAGGTTCTCGTAGGTGCTGACGCTTCTGGTCTTGAGCTTCGTTGTCTCGCGCATTTCCTCGGGAGGTACGACAAAGGCGAGTACGCCAAGAAGGTCATCTCTTGTGACATTCACTGGGAGAATGCGAAGGCGTTTGGTCTGGCTCCTCAGCAGCAGCAAGACAAGGCGAACCCAAGCCACAAGTCTGCACGAAACCAAGCCAAGGGAGGAATCTACGCCCTGATCTACGGCGCAGCAGACACCAAGCTTGGGCTGGTTCTCGGCGGTGATGTGAAGAAGGGCAAGAAGAGCCGTGCGAACTTCTACACGGCTGTACCTGCGTTTCAGAAACTCAAGGATGATGTTGAGCGCATCGTTGGAACCAAAGGACAACTCAAGGGCATTGATGGTCGAGTGCTTCCGATCCGCAGCTCACACGCAGCACTGAACACTCTGCTGCAAAGCGCGGGTGCTGTGATCATGAAGGAGGCTTGCATCATTGCCCACGATGAGTTCAAGAAGAACAACCTTGATGTGCAACAAGTTGCTGCGGTTCACGACGAATACCAGCTGATGTGCGATCCCCTCCATGCGGACGCCGTTGGTAAGATCATGGTCGAGGCGATCCGTCGTGCGGGTGCTTCGTTCGGCTTCCGATGCCCGTTGGATGGCGAATACCGTGTGGGTAAGAACTGGGCGGAGACTCACTGATGGACCAGCCACTCGACTTTATTCCCACTGAAGAACTGATTTCAGAGATCAAGCGCCGCTACGACTCGATGTTCTTCATCGGGTACAAGCGCACGACCAACAAGCGTTCTGATTACCACTGCGCGACGAACGCAGATCCCCACGAGGTCATCGGTCTTCTTGAGATGGCCAAGGACATCGCCAGAGACATTGGAGCATCCGATGAAGACTGATCTTCTTCCCGACAAGTTCGACCGAGTCCACATCGACGGAGACATCCTGATCTACGGGATCTGCTCTGCTTGTGAGTACTGCGCCCGGTTCGATGATGATCTCGATGTTGTGTTCTGCAATCTCAACGAGGCCATGGGGATGGCAGAAGCGACCATGGCTAAGTACACGGCCATGACCAAGGGAAGCCTGACCATTCACTTCACTGGATCCGGAAACTTCCGCAAGGAGATCTACCCTGAGTACAAGGCGCATCGCAAGAAGGTCAGGAAGCCCGCTGGGTTCAAGGCTCTGAAAGAGATGCTGGAAGAGAAGTACCACTGCATGACCGAGAACGGCATCGAGGCTGACGATCTGATCGGTCTGTGCCACACTCGCGACAGCCACCGTGGACTGACTTCCTTGATCATCTCCACTGACAAGGACTTCAAGACCATTCCGGGATGGCTCTACAACCCAGACCACGACGCCTTTACTCTTGTAAAGCCGGAAGAGGCTGATCGGAACTGGCTTCTCCAGACTCTGACTGGAGACAAGGCAGACGGCTACCCCGGCCTTGAAGGTGTCGGTCCCGTGACTGCTGCCAAGATCCTGAAGCAGGGGACTTGGCAGGAGGTCGAGGATGCGTATGTCAACAGCGGCTTCACCCCCGAATATGCGTTGAATCAAGCGAGGCTGGCTCGCATTCTCCGCATGGACGAGTACGATTGGGACAGCAGAAAGGTACGACTATGGCAACCCGCGAAGAACTGATGGAACTCCACAAAAGCCTGTGTGATCAGGCCCGTGAACTTTCTCGCAAGAAGAACCACGACTACAGCGGAGGCAAGGACCAGACCCACGCCTTCCTGAACTTCATCAAGTGCGAGGAGCTTGGTTTCTGCAAGACCGAGACTGGTGTTCTTGTCCGTCTCAGCGACAAGCTCTCCCGTCTCAACACCCTTGCGGATTCAAGCCTCAAGTATGAGGTTGCCGATGAGAAGGTTCTCGACACCGTCCTCGATGTCATCAACTACATCGTGATCTTCTACGCCATCCACAATGAGCGGAAGAATAAGGAAGCCGCAGGAGGTTTCTTCCTTGAATGAGTTTAAGGACGGCGAATTTCCGCCTGTTCCCTTGAGCTTGCTAAATAAGCTTGAGGAACTAGTTCCTGAGAAGTGTCCCGATCTCTCCATGGGAGAGCGGGATATTTTCTTCTACGCAGGGCAACGCGCGCTCGTTAGAACCCTGTGGCAAGTCTACAACGAGCAGAACGAGGTGCAATGATGTGTGTTGGCGGTGGACGTACCTACCAAACAACGGTTGAGAAAACAACTCTTCCTGCCCCAGCTCCGATGGTTGCTCCGCAGATGATGCAGTCTACTCCTGCGCCAGCGACTCCTCGTGACGAGATTACTTACAAGAAGAAGGGCAAGCGCGGTCTGACCATTCCCCGCACAACTTCCGTCAATGTTCCGGGAGCCTGACCATGCCACAAACCGCGAAGGCCACCTACGCCAATCTTGAGAACCAGCGGCACAGCTACCTGCTGAGAGCCCGAGATTGCGCTCGACTGACCCTGCCGCACCTGATGACGGATGACGGGGATCAATCGGCCCAGCGCCTTCCGACCCCCTACCAATCCGTAGGTGCGCGTGGCGTGAACAACCTTGCTTCTGCACTACTGCTGTCTCTACTTCCCCCGAACGCGCCGTTCTTCCGATTCATCTTGGACACCAAGGCCCAGATGAAGCTCATGGCACTTTCGCCCAATGCGAAGGGGGAGGTAGAGACAAGCCTTGCTGAACTGGAGCGTCGTGTCAGCAAGGAGATCGAATCTCTCGGCATCCGCAGCAGTCTGTTCGAGGCGGTGAAGCAGCTGATTGTCTGCGGCTCCGTGCTTCTCTACTTCCCAGACGATGGTCCGATGCGGGTCATCAAGCTTGATCGCTTCGTAGTCAAGCGTGATCCAATGGGCAACGCCAAGAAGATCGTCATCAAGGAGACAGTCTCTCCGTCGATGCTTCCGGAAGAGATTCAACCTTTCGTTCGCTCGTGTATGTGTTCCCACGAAGACACCGTGGACATCTACACCTGCTGCCACACCATGCCGAATGGCAAGGTCGAGGTCTACCAAGAGGTCGAGGGAGAGATTGTTCCCGATTCCTACGGTGTCTACCCGATGGAACAGAATCCCTTCCTTGCCCTCCGCATGAACCGCGTGGACGGCGAGGACTATGGGCGGTCGTATGTCGAGCAGTACCTTGGAGACCTGATCTCGCTTGAGAGCCTGTCCAAGAGCATCGTGGAAGCCGCAGCAGCCGCCTCCAAGGTTCTCTTCCTCGTGAACCCGACTGGAACCACCCGCGCCAAGACTCTGGCTCAGGCTCCAAATGGAGCGATCCGAGAGGGCATGGCTACGGATGTCTCCGTGCTTCAGGTGAACAAGGGACAGGATCTTCAGGTTGCCCTGACTACTGCTCAGGGAATCTCGGAGCGCCTCAGCTACGCCTTCCTGCTCACTGAGGCTACAATCCGCAACGCAGAGCGTGTGACTGCCGAAGAAGTTCGCCTTGTCACCCAGAGCATCGAGCGGCAGCTTGGTGGCATCTACTCGATCCTGTCTCAGGAGTTCCAGCTCCCGCTGGTTGGACGGATCATCGACCGCCTCACCAAGAGCCGCAGGATGCCGAAGCTCCCCAAGGACTTCGTCACTCCGACCATCGTCACAGGCATCGACGCCCTTGGCCGTGGAAACGACCTCAACCGACTGGATGTCTACCTACAGGGAATCGGACAGATCCTTGGCCCTCAGATGATCCAGCAGTACATTGATGTCCGTGAATACATGAATCGTCGCGCAGCCGCCCTTGGCATCGACACGGCTGGGCTGGTAAAGACCGAAGAGCAACTCGCCGCAGAACAGCAGATGCAGATGCAGTCGAACCTGCTGGCAAACCATGGCAATGAAGTCATCAAATCGATGAGCGGCATGGCTCAAGCAAACATGAGATCGCAAGCATGAGTACCCAAGTCATCTACAAGTCAGAACAACCCGTTGATGAAGCCATGGCAAAGGCCGTGGCAGAAGCACAGGCAGCAGAGAACACTCCCGCACCCGTGGAGCGTCCTCAATGGTTGCCTGAGAAGTTCAAGTCGCCCGAGGATCTTGCCAAGGCATACTCCGAACTGGAGAAGCGTTTCTCGACCCCTGCCGAGAAGCCCAAGGCTGAACCTCAGACTGACGCTGGTACTCCGAGCGGCTTGAACTTCGAGCCTTACGCTCAGGAATACGCAGAGACTGGCGACTTGAGCGAAGAGAGTGTCCAGAAGCTTGTTGCACAGGGCATTCCTGAGAATGTCATTCGCAACTACGTCGATGGCGTCAAGGCTGTTGGTGAGCGTCAGACCCAGCAGATCTACTCGATGGCTGGCGGCGAAGCCCAGTACAACTCGATGCTGGAGTGGGCCGCTGACAACCTTGAAGAAGGTGAAATCGACGCCTTCAACGAGATCATGGACTCTGGAAACAGTGCATCCATGCAGATGGCTGTCCGTGGTCTTCAGGCCCGTTACGTCCAGACCAACGGTCAACCCGCCAAGCTGATTCAGGGAGAAGTCATTGGACCTTCTGGTGGTGTCTTCCGCAGCGTTGCTGAAGTTGTTTCCGCCATGAAGGATCCGCGCTACTCCAAGGATCCTGCGTACCGTCGCGATCTTGAAAACCGCCTGAAGAACAGCAATGTCTTCGGGGTCAACAGCCGATAAGGAGCAAACATGAAGTCTTGGAAGACCACCGTTGCCGGAGTTGCTGCAATCCTGACCGCTGTCGGTGCTGCACTTACGGCTCTCTTCGACAACGATCCCAACACCGTGTTCGATGTGGCTACGACCAGCGCGGCAGTCATGGCTGGCATTGGCCTCATCTTGGCACGAGACAACGATGTTTCCAGTGAAGAGGCCGGAGCCAAGTGAATGCAATACTCACGACGCTGGTGGTGGCGTTGCTTGAGTTCTTCGCGAAGCTTGCAGCAGGATCCCGAAAGGCCATCGAGGCTAATCGGGATCCTGCTGTTTTGCGTCGTGCTGGTTCTCGGATTCGCCAGTGGATGCACAAGAGCCGTGCTGATTCCGGAATCAAGTCCGATCAGGATCGGCCCTAAAGCAAAGGCACGGGTCTACGCCTACATCGAAGGGGAATGGACACTTATGGACAACATTGTGGACATCCCTGAAGGTTGGTATGTAGTTCCTCCTAGCTTTGTGGAGGAATCTAAGGAAGTTTCACCTTCTTGACGGGTGAGACGAGTTGCGAGTTGTGGCCCCATGCGTGGGATAACCTCAAGAGTAGCGACTAACGGTCAAGACTTTCACACGCACTCTTTCTAGGAATCTCTAACAATGGCAATTCAGTCAACTCCTTCACGTCTTGGTCAGGTGAATCTGGCCAACGACGTAGATGCACTCTTTCTCAAGGTCTTCTCCGGCGAAATCATCGCCAGCTTTGAGGAAGCGAACCTCATGCTTCCCCTCACCAAGGTCCGCACCATCAGCTCGGGCAAGGTCGCATCCTTCGCCGTGACTGGCGTTGCGTCGGCTCAGTACCACACGCCGGGTGAATCGGTCCTCTCGACTGGTGACACTACGGGTTACGGTAATACTACGAGTGCATCGAACACAGCATCGAACATGACCGTCGCATTTGACGGTGGATCGAACAAGTACCTCCAGCGTTTCCGTCACAACGAGAAGCAGATCTTCATCGATGATGTTCTCGTCAGCTCGGTGTTCGTTGCGGACATCGATGAACTCAAGAACCACTACGATGTTCGTTCGACCTACTCGCGCGAAATCGGTCGTGTTCTTGCGTACACCGCTGACAAGAACCTGATTCGTACCGTCATCGCTGGTGCTCGTGTGACTACGGACCGCTTTGGTGGATCGAATGCGACCTACCTCGGTTCTCAGATTGAGTTGGCGGGAGCGGTTGGCACGATCACTTCTGAGCACATCATTGCCTCCCTTTTCACCGCTGCTCAGAAGATGGACGAGGCCAATGTTCCGACCGATGGTCGTTACGCGCTCCTCACTCCGGGCAACTACTACAAGCTGGTCAACGGTGACGGCGCGAAGATTGCAATCAACAAGGACTACGGCGGCAACGGAAGCATCGCCAAGGGTAACATCGTTGAGATCGCTGGCATCACGGTGATGAAGTCGAACCACATCCCGACAGCCACCGAAACCAACGCGACCAATGTCCACAATGCTTCGGGCATCAAGAACGACCCCTTCGCAACCAACGGCGTTGGCTACGGTCAGGCAAACTTCAGCACGACTCAAGGCATTGTCTTCCACACGGATGCCGTTGGTACGGTCAAGCTGATGGACCTCTCGGTCGAGAGCGATTACATCATGGATCGTCTCGGTACGCTCATGCTGGCGAAGTACGCAATGGGTCACGGCATTCTCCGCGAAGAGTGCTGCTACGAGATCATCAACGCAAGCTGATGAATCCTCAGCCTAACGGCTGAACGCACAACACAAGGGCGGTAGGTTCCTCTTGGAGCCTACCGCCCATTTATCGAGGTACTCATGCTCACGAAGACCAGCCAACTTGAAGCCATCAACACGATGCTGTCCACAATCGGAGAGCCTCCTGTGAACTCCCTGAGCTCGCAGCGGGCCGATTCTCTGATCGCCGTGCAGATCCTGAACGAGGTCAGCCGTGAAGTTCAGTCGTATGGCTGGCACTTCAACATCGAGTACAAGGTGACGATGACCCCAGATTCTTCTGGATTTCTGTATGTCTCCGAGAATGTTGCTCGGGTAGATACGGATCTGATCGAAGGTCTTGACATCGTCACGCGGGGAAACAGGCTGTACAACAAGGCTACGAACTCGTATGTCTTCTCCAGCCCCATCGAGGTCACTCGCATCGTCATGCTTGACTTCGAGGAGATGCCGGAGCCAGCCCGTAGGTACATCATGATCCGTGCTTCCCGCATCTTCATGGATCGCATGGTTGGCTCGGAGAAGCACCACGTCTTCAACATTCAGGATGAAGTCGTGGCTCTCGGAAAGATGCGTGAGTACGAAATGGACACTGCCGACTACTCGATCTTTGATGAGTACTCGACTGCCAGCGTCATCATGCGAAACGCCTCCTACAGGACTTACTGATGCCCCTGATTACTCAGTCGATCCCAAACCTCATCGGAGGAGTCAGCCAGCAGTCTCCTGCTGTGCGCGACAGCAATCAATGCGAGGTGATGGAGAACGCTTTCCCCAGCCCAATCGAAGGGCTTATCAAGCGTCCTCCGGCGTCAAAGATTGTGGAGTTTCGCAAGCAAACTGACAACGCGATTCTTGCTCTTGTCAGCGAGTCTGATGCAAAGCCCCACCTGATCATCCGAGATGTCAACGAGAAGTACATCTGCTTGATTCACCCAGATGAGATCTTCGTCTACAACCTTGATGGCACTCGCCAGAATGTCTACTACGACACTGGGGCCAAAAACTACCTGACTGGTGGAACACGAGACACCATCAAGGCTTTGACCATTGCAGATGTCACCTTCATCGTGAACACAGCCAGCAGCAACAGCTCTACCGTGGTTGCAATGGATGCGTCCACCACCACGAGCATCAACTACGATCAGATCGCTTTGGTGTACATCAAGCAGGACAACTACGCGAGAGAAACTTCAGTAACTCTTACAAACGCTGCTGGAAACGGGACTGTTACTTACGCCCATACGAGTCCTCATACTCAGTCATCCAACAATGAGATTGGAACTGACCATGTCGCAAACGCTTTGGCGACATTGATCAATGGATCCAACAACTACACCGCTGTTGCCGTCGATGGTGTTCTGAAGATCACCAGAGGAACAAACTTCACCATATCTGTCGAAGACGATTTCGGTGGGCAGGGCGCAGTCCTTATCCGTGACCAGATTCAGCGATTCGAGGATCTCCCCTACACCGCGCCACATGACCACGTCGTTCGAGTTCTTGGAGCTCCTGAGTCTGGCATCGATGACTACTATGTGAAGTTCGAGGCTGAAAACGGAACATTCTCCAAGGGCATCTGGCGTGAGACCATTGCCCCAGCAATCAAGTACAAGTTCAACTACGGAACGATGCCTCACATCTTGATTCGTCAGAGCGACGGGTCATTCATGTTCAAGAAGGCAGATGGAACTACTCCTGCAAGTAATGTTCCGGCAGGTGTTACCTACACAAGCTTCAAGTGGGGAGATCGTGAAGCAGGAGATCTTGAAACAAACAGCGATCCTACCTTTGTGGGAGATCGCATCACCAACATGGTGTTGTTCAAGAACCGTCTTGGTTTCTTGAGTGGTGAGAACATCATCCTGAGTGAGGCTTCAGAGTTCTTCAACTTCTGGCGCACCACGACTCTCGATCTTCCCGACTCAGATCCAATCGACATCTCCAGCAGCAGCCAGAAGATCAGCACCATGAAGTCCGGTGTTGTCTTCAACACAGAGCTTCTTCTGTTCACAGAGTCTACTCAGCTTGTCCTCCGTGGTGGAGAGATCTTGAGTCCCAAGAGCGTCTCGCTGCTTCCCATCGGTGACTACGAGTCGTATGCAGACATCCAGCCTGTTTCCTCCGGCTTGTCTGTCTTCTTCCCGTACAACCGTGGCGGTGGATATGCGGGCATCCGTGAGCTTGTCCCACAACCAAACATCGACGGCTCGTATGTCGTAAACACCCTAAGCGATCTTGTCCCGAAGTACATCGTCGGAAAGCCCGTGTCCATCGCCTCGACAACGCAGGAAGACATGATGGCTGCTGTGAGTGACGGAGACTTGTACATCTACAAGTATCTCCGTACTTCAGAGCAATCTCTTCAGAACGCTTGGTTCAAGTTCATCTTCCCCGATGTGGCGACTGGTGGGAAGGCGAAGGTGATCTGGGCCGAGTTCGTTGACTCGTACCTGTACCTGCTGACCTTGCGTAATACTGCTAAGAATCCTGTGCTGGAGCGCATTCGATTCGGCGTTGACCAGACGGATGCGGACATCGTCGCTGGTGTCAACTGGCTTACGCATCTAGATGCTCGTCAGTACTTTGCTTCTGGTACTGGCGCATACAACAGCGGAACTGGACTCACGACTTGGAATCTTCCAAAGCCGTACTCTTACAACTCAACGCTGAGTCAGATCTACACCACAAATGGTCTCCGGATTCTGGCTTCTTCCGGAACCTCGTACAACGCAAATACAGACACCGCAGGAACCGTCGTGGCCGTGGGAAACTACAGCACGACTCCAGTCTGGATTGGCTACAAGTACGAGATGATCTTCCAGTTCTCAAACTTGTGGCTCCCATCTCGTGCTCTCAGTGGAACTGCTGCATTGCAGACTGGACGATACCAGCTAAAGCACATGAACCTGCTGTATGAGGACACCTCGTTCTTCAAGATCCAAGTCACTGTAGGCGTCGATCAGGCTCAGTACGAATACGTCTACACAGGAAACATTGTTGGCTCTTCGGTGTTGAATCAGATCTACCTTGATCGTGGCTCGTTCCGGTTCCCTGTCTACGGTAAGAACACCGAAACAACGATCAAGATCCTGAACGATTCACCGTTGCCGTGTAAGATCATCAGTGCGGAGGTCGAGGCTGACTACACCGACCGCGCACAGAGGTTTGCATGATCGACACCAGAGTGAGCCACCAGAGCGATTGTCTTGCACTTTCTAGGAACCTGAGACAGGCCGATCTCGATGAGATACAGGCTGCATCGGGCGTAACGCCTCACCTAGCCCTTCTGAGGGGCTTTGAGCAGTCCAGCCACTGTTACACCATCGTCCGCCCAGAAGCCGTCTACGAGCCTCTGGCGATGTTTGGTGTGGTCTCCATGGCCTTGAACCCTTCTGTTGGGCAGGTGTGGTTTCTCGGATCTGACGAGATCAAGCTGCACTCCATGGAGTTTCTAAGGAAGTCCAAGGGGTGGGTGCATAACTTCCACACTGAATACCCCGTCCTGTACAACAACATCGACTCCCGGAACGCTGTCCACATCAAGTGGCTTCAGTGGCTCGGGTTCCAATTCATCAACGAGCTTCATAACTACGGACATGAAGGTAGGACGTTCTACCACTTTGTGAGGATCAACAATGTGTGACCCACTTTCTATTGGCTTGGCAGTTGCAAGTACAGCTGTTTCTGTTGGTGCTCAGGCAAAGGCGGCTTCCGATCAGAACAAGTACCTGCGTAGTCAGGGACTGGCTGCTGATGAAAACTACCGTCAAACCGTGGAAGCGGTTCAGCGGGACGTTGGTCTTCAGACTGATGCCCTCATGGCGCAGCAGATGGAAACCATCGCCGCGCAGAAGCAGCAGCTTCAGAACATCAGCCTTGATGCTCGGGCGGCTTCGTCTGCGTATACCGCGTCTCAGGCTGAAACCGGAATCGAAGGACGCACTGTTCAACTGGTTCATGATCAGTTCCAACGAGAAGTTCTGAACTACTCGTCTGCCGCCCAGCGGAACATGACTAACTACACGGCCCAGTTGAATCGCGAAGCCTCTGCCATCTATGCCCGTGGCCAGTCCATCATCAACAGCGGATACCCTGCGCCGCTTCCGCCATATCAGAGCGTCAACTACGCGTCCAGCATCATGAACGGCGTTACGCAAGGAATTGGAATGCATTTGCAGTTCCGCCAAGCTGGCCTCGTGACTCCATCTTTCGGAGCGACTGGAGGAGGAACCACAACTGGCGGAGGCGGAGGACTCCTCGGTCCAGCCTACACGCCTACCGATCCCTTGAGCGGTGTCACCTTCGGAGCATACGGACCCTAATCCATGGCAAAGCAACGACCAACTCTTGGGACTTTCGCGTCCCCTAATTCCCAGCTTGTGACGCCGATTCAGCAGCAAGCTACTCCGCTGAATGAACAGGCGATCCGAGACACCTACGCCTTTGCTGAGGCATTCAGCGACCTTTCAGCGTCTGTTGGAAGCCTTGCTATTCAGATTCAGAAGGAGCGGAAGCAGGAAAATCTTGAAGCTGGTGTTTCCGCCGTCCTCAGCAGTCGAAAGACCTATGCGGAACTGGAACGGGAAGGCAAGATCCGCCCAGCAGAGAATCCTTGGATGGCCGTTGGAGCTCAACAGGCTTCTGGAATCTTGGAAGCTGCTACTTCCTCGAATGAGATTCGCTCACTGGTCTCAAAGGCCGCTGCGGAGAATCCAGAGTTCCTCGATGATTCAAAGCACTTCGACGCTCTTGTGTCTTCATATGCCCAGCGAAAGGCGCAGCAGTATGGAGGCAACAAGTACCTGTCCGACGCCTTCTTCGAGAGCTTCAACCCGTCGATCATCAAGCTTCAGCAGGAAAACTTCGAGGCCATCGAGGACAACAGGCTCCAGAAGTCCATTCTTGCCGCCGATGCCAAGGTAAAGATGGCTGTGGAATCGGTCTCCCCCATGAGCCTTGAGGGCCAAGTTGGAGCGATTCAGACATCTTTCGATGAGGCTGTGGCAAACTCGGGAGGACGGGCTTCCGAGATCACACAGGCTTACGCCATGTCCCTTGTCCAGATCATGAAGAGCGATCCGGAGAAGGTCGAAGAAGCGGAGATGATCCTAAAGAGTCTGAAGACGGGAACCGGGAACCTGTATGACACGTCTGCGGTCCAAAGCCTGTTGATCAAGTACGGACCAGAAATTGAAAACCAGCGATCCCGCGCCACCACCAACGAGACTCGCATTCTCTTTGACAAGCAGATCGAACTTCTGAACAAGTATTCTTCGGGAGTCTTGGGGGAAGGTCCGGAAGCGCACAAGAAGCTGATTGATGAGTTCGACAAGTTTGCTGCGCGTTCTTCCGGGAACATCAGCATCGATGCGGCCAAGACCGAATCGGAGCGCGAGTACCTGTATCGCAAGGTCCAAGCCATCGACAACGCCAAGGCTTCCGCGAGAGAGGATGCCTTGAAGAAGGCCGCTGAGATGGACAAGCAAGCTCAGGAAGAGCGGGCCAACAGTCTTGTGCAGATTCAGGCTCAGAAGCAGCTGGAGCTTGGAGACAAGATCAGCACTGGTCAGGTGACTGTCGTTGAAGCGAACGACATCATGACCTCTCTTCTTCGGAACAAGCAGTACGGCTACTCAGAGGAGGATGTGCTCAAGTACACCAAAGCGTCCACTGAGTTCTTCAACAGTCGATCTGTCGAATACACGAAGAATCTCGGCATCTTGCGTACCAACACCGCGCGTCAGGCAGTTGCTCAAGAAGCCATGGGCCAGATCACTCAGTTCATCCAAGCGACGATCAACGATCCCATGCAGGGGCAGCGTCCCTTCTCTATTCCCGCGTTCCAGTCAAACATGGACAGGCGGTTCCGCGCAGCTGGCTTGACTCAAGAGCAGCGAAATGTGGCCAAGGATCAGCTGTACTTCGAGATGTCTGAAGCGACCGAGAGGTCACTCGATTCCTTCCTGATGAAGTCCGGAACTTCCGGCGGCATTGCTCCAGTAGAGCTAGACACTCTTGAGCCTCGGCCCAACGACACTCCCGAGCTTCGCAAGTACAAGGAGAATGCTAGGGCCGTGAAGTTGGACGCTCTTCTGTCGCTTGATGAAGCTTTTGAACAGGAAGACACGATTGCTTCGATGAAGAACGTCGCCGCAACGATGCTTACTCCTGAAGTAATCGAGCGAGGAGTTCCCCATCAAGTTCGAGATCTGTGGCGGGCATGGAAATCCAGCAAGAGCGGATATTTCCGTGAGAACTTGTTCAATACACCCGGAGGCAAGCGTCTAGAAACTCTCTTCAACCGCGTTGATGTCCTAGTTGGTAATGGTGCTGACTTCGACAACGCGCTGGCTGATGCGACTGCTGACTACACCGTTGCACAAGGATCTTCTATTCTTGAATGGACTAATCTCAAAGAGGCAACACAGGGGGATCAAGAACGATTTAGTAATCAAGTCAAGAGTCTTCTGGAGGAATTGAAAATTACGCACCCAGATTCTCGGCGGCTTCTTGAAGGACTTTACGGTTCAGAGGTGATTCGCATATTCCAATCAAGTGCAGAAAACCCCCTCAACCTTTCCACTTCGATTCGGGACGCTTCTGCTTCTGTTAAAGAACGTATCGTCACATTCGACGGGTCGTTCATGTTCAAAGAAGCTGGAATTGGCGAAGGCTCCTACAACGCAGAGCACTTCCGCAATCTTGCGGGCTTCTACGCACCGGGAGTAGAGAAGCCTGTCTTCTACCCGGTGTCTAAGTTGGCGGGAGGCGGTCACATTTACGCTCTCCGTGATCAAAACGGAAACATTGTTCAGAACCGCGTGTTCACTATTGAACAACTTGTTGGTACAGAAGCGGAACAACGCGCGACTTTCTTTGAGAAAACCAAAGGCACTGAGCAGAAGTTCCTTGAGGGTAGGGGCGAGAAGTGGATCGACTACTCCGCGACCTTTGAAGCGGCCAATGCGCGTATGCGTAGCCTCATCACCCCTCCTTCGGAGAATCAATGAGCACTTTCTTTCAACCTAGGAGTTTTGCAGACATCACGATGCCGGATCGCGAAGCAGCGCAGCTGCAAGCGACCATCGACCATGCTGCCAAGGTTCGTTCACGGACCAAGGAACAGATGGATCCCCTTATTTCGGATCCATCTTGGTACTCAGGAGCACTTCTCTCTGGTTTTGCCCGCATCTCCTCCGGAGCGGCATACAAGCTTGGATTCGACATCTTCGACAACGACGCGACTCACAATGTCCCGTTGAACTTCGAGCCGAAAAAGATGTCTGAGCCGATGCCGTTTGGATACAGCGGCTCCCTAGGAACCGCCTTCGATTCCGATCCGGAGCTTGGCCGCAACAACCTCGAAGGCATTCTGGAGATGACAAACGACATCCCAGACGAGGATCGACGCTTCATCCTGAACGCACCGAGCTGGGGAGAGTTTCAAGACCGTCTTTCCATGTACCGAATGAAGGATCCTTCGGTCATGGAAGAGATGGCCGCAAACTACGGAGGATCCCTTCCGATCTGGGCCGACGTTGGGACCGACGCTGCCGCTCTGGTGGCAACCGGAATGGTTACAGAGCCTCTTGCGTGGCTTGGTACGGCTTCTCGCCTGTCGAAGGCAGGTACGGCTGCTGCTGAAGCCGCTGTCGCTGGAACGGCTGGCTCTGGCCGTGTAGCGGCTGCTGCTGCCATGGCTCAGAACCTTGCCAAGACGGCTCCTGTGATCGGGCTGGCAGAACGTGCAGGACGGTATGCAGCTCTCGGCGTCATCGATCAAACCATCCTCACGATGGCCCGATACGGCACTGACGATTTCTACGATCAGACTGCACAAGAACTGGCCGTCGAATACGCAGGTGCTCTTGCCCTCGGCGGAGCTGTTGGTGGTGCTCTCTCGAAGCGCATGGCCAACGACCTCATGCGGGGCTATGCGGACAGCGCATTCAGCACTCTTCCCATCGCGCCCATCACAGCACAAGCAGCTTCAGCTCCTCCGGCTGGAGTTGCCATTTCAGGGGCTCTTGCCGCCGTTATTCCAGCAGGACCAACTCGAATCTTGGGCTCTCAAGCTGGAGGGCTGGTCAACTACTTGCGCTCCATTGGAGTAAGTCCCAAGAAGTTTCTTGCCGATCTCAGAGATGGCGGAGTTATCGATTCTTCGGTAACCAAGTTTGGAGACATCCCGAATGATCCGGCTGTCTTGGGAGATATCAATAGCCGAATCATGACGGAGGCTATTGGTTCCGAAGTTGGGGGTCTTCCCTTCTTCCTCGAATCAGCCGGAGCTATTGGAGATGGCGGAGTTGACGCTATTACCCAACGCGCCAAGGACGTGGTCGAAAAGCTTGTCGCCAAGCCCGCAGAAGAGACCGCAGAAGCCGCAGGAGCACTGACGAAGACAGCTGAAGAGGCAGTCAAGGCGACCACGAATCGCCTAATTGATGACATGAATGCTGCTGGATACCGCGTCCGCAAGCTTTCGGATATCCCCAACGATCCCGACACGATTGCAAAGCTCGATGCTTGGTTTGATGACGTTGCGGACGGTTACAACTCTCCATTCGGCTTTCGGAGGCTCAAGCAGGATCCAGCTCAAGCTGACCAGATGAACAATGTGAAGTTCTCTTCTCCGCAGACTCCAGCAGCAGCAACTCCCGCAACAACCGCTGCTGCAAACTCCATTCAGAATCCGGTTCCTACTGGGACGATCACGGCTCAGGGAGTTCCCTCAGTCTCTCTGGGCAAGGCAAATCCTCTTCCCGGAACAGTTCCTGCCGGAACCACGGGGCTTGCCGCTCTTGAAGCTGCGGTTCCTGTGAACAACATCCGGATTCCGTGGCTCCGTAGGTTCCTGAATCAGGCAGCACTTCTTCTGGAGCCCCAGAGCAATCCACACGCCCGCCATTTCGCCTACAGGGCATTCTTTGCGCGTCGAGTGTTGATTGATCCGGTCACTGGCGACCCTGTTCCTCAACCGCGTACCGTGTCTGAGGAGTTCAAGAACATTCTCGACACGGTACTTGCACGGCAGATCCGTTCGCATCAGGCGCATTTCCAGCGATTCGCCCTTGGAATGACCACTGCGGACAGCCTGACCATCACCCGAGCATCTGTGTCTCGTGCGTTTGGTCGTGGAAGTCGAGCAGCACGTCAGGAATTCGACAACCGTGTTTGGACCGCCATGTCCACGGGAACTCCAGACGCAAGCGATGTTGTGAACAGCTTCGCCGCAGAGATGCGGACCATGATGACGGAAACGGCGGAGTATGCACGTCAAGCTGGAGTTCCGGGATTCGAGATGCACCGGATGCTTCAGAACTACTTCCCACGACTCTACAACTTCGACTCAATTCAGCGAGTCACCGCTACTGCTCAGGGACGTGCCGCCTTCACTCAACTTCTTGCGGCAGCTCTTGAGGTCAATCCCGGGACACGTCAGGTTCGTCTGTGGGATCCTCAGACGGGTAGCTACCAAATTCTGGATCTTCCGGATATCGATCTGGCAGCAGAAGCATTCTCAAACCGCTTGATGGAGCTTTCTGTAGGAGGCGAAGGTGCTCCTCTACTGGATCTTGACCGCTTGATCATCGACTCCATCGAGCAGATGCAAGGCCCGCTACGCGACCGAGCTGGATCACCCAGTCCACGAGGCCGTCCGAGAATCATCCTGAACGAGAATGTGGAGATCGACGCTGGCGTGGATCTCTTTGGAACTGGAACGACGATGCTTCGCTTTGGTGACATCGTGAACCGCGACTTGGTCAATGTCTCAAAGAAGTACACCACGTCGGTCCTCGGAGCCACCGCTGAACGTCAGCTTCTCAACATCCTCGAAGAAGACCTATGGCAGATGGGCTTCCGCGAAACACAGGTAAATGGGCCTCGGAATGCTCGTCTTCGCTTTGAGAACATCGATGAATGGGTTTCCTTTGCCAATCGGGAAGGCCAGATTCGCGGAAATGGGCGACCGTTGGATCCCACGGAAGCCAACGCGGTCGAGCGAATTCGCGCCAGTCTTAAGTTTGAACCGCGAGTTGATACGCGATCATTTGTCCGAAGGTATGCCGGAGACACCGCAGAGAACATTGTGAATGCTGGCGTGAGTGTGGCAAAAGGCTACACCTTCCTGCTGTACGCAGGATTGTTCGGTGCGGCTGCGGCTTCAGAAACAGGGCGGTTGATGGGAACTTTCGGTCCAATCAAAGTTCTTCGAGAACTTCCCATGGCCGTCTCGATGATGCGTGAGTGGAACGACCTTTCACTTCAGCAGCGCGGGCTTACGGCAATGCTCGATCAGTTTGGCATTGCCACGGATCGCCTCCGCCGAACGGTTTACAGCACCCCCGAAGCTGAAATTCAATTCTCTAGACGTGGACGAGTTCGTCGGGCTCTTGGAGAAGCTTCCAATATCTACTCCGATGTGACACTGCTTGCTCCAATCACTTCATTCACCCAGTTCTTGACTGGCGTTACAACCCTGCAACACCTTCTTGAGATGAGTCGTGGGCAGGTAAAGCAGCTCGATGAAAGCACGATTCTGAATCTTGGACTGACTAGAGTTGAATATGAAGCGGCTGGGAGATTCCTAGATGCAAACGCTGTGACCGTCAATAGGCGTGGTGTGGAACGTATTGTCGATTTGAACAATACAAACCATCCTGACTTTGACGTTGTGCGGCGCATCATGGACCGCATGGTCAAGACCCGCATTCAGGACGTGGCCACCATTGCAGATACTTCGGCATACGCCGACAGCGGGCTTGGTTCGCTGCTTACTCAGTTCCGAAACTACAACATCAAGGCTGTGGACAATCTCCTGTTGCAGAATTACTCGCGGTTCTACAACACACGGAATGTCCGTTCTCAAGCAGCGGCAGGAGCAAAGGTCGCGTCGGAAATTGCCGCATCCTTCATGATCGCTGGGCTCATCAAGCAAGCCATCACAATCGTCAACGCGCAGAACGCAAAGGATTCTGGAAACCTTGAAGAGTACTACAAGATCAGGGAAGGCATTGGACTCAAGGGATTCGTGAAGCAGGGTCTTCTTGGTCCCGGTGAGCTGTGGCTTCCAACGACGGCGGCTGAGGCAGCGTGGTCTTTCTACAGCGACGAGCCTCTTCTCAGTCAGTACCGTTATAGCTCTTCCGATATGTTGGATTTCCCGGTTCTTGAAACAGCAAAGCGAGCTCAGAGCGTGGTTCGTGATGTGGCTGGAGAAGTTATGTACCAACTCGATCCGAGCAACCCAAACACCCGATTCATCACTCGGAAAACCACCAACAATATTTCAAAGTTGATTCCGCTTCAAAACTACCCACCAGTAGCTCGATATCTCAGTCAACTGGAAGAGTTGATCAATGACGAATACGACCTCCCGTATGAGCAGCCGCGTCGGTAGAGTCTAAGGAGCTATAAACCATGCCAAACCCACTCAGCTACGTCCTGCACACGGGAACTGGGTCTCAGACCTCGTTCTCCTTTGCGGGGATTGATGACTACCTCAGTGTGACCTACATCAAGGTCTACCTGAATGACGTACTCCAGACCACGGGGTACACGATTGACGCTGCAAATGAAAATGTGAACTTCAGTCCAACGGCTCCGGCGTCTGGAGTCAAGGTCAAGATTGCTCGTGAAACACCAGCGACCTCCGCTGGGTTTACAGGCAACGTCGTTGACTTCAGCAACGGTTCCGTCTTGACGGCTGAAGATCTCGACAAGGGCTTCAAGGGACTGCTCCACATCGTTCAGGAAGCCAACGACACGGGCTCGGGAGCTCTTGGCAAGACCACGGATCAGTTGGGTTGGAATGCTGCTGCGCTTCCTGTGAAGAACGCTGGTCAAGCCATTGATCCAAACGATCTGGTGACCAAGGCTCAGATGGACGCAGTCGCCCTTTATGGAGCTTCGACCATTCCGCAGTCGTGGTCTACTACGGGAACCGGATCGCAGACCTCTTTCTCACTGAGTAATCCAGCTCCCAGCAGCACTTCTGCCGATATGTTCATTGTCGAAGTTGGAGGTGTAATTCAACGGCCTTCAACTGATTACTCCATTACTACAACCGCAATCGTTTTTACGACAGCTCCCGGCAATGGTTTGGGAATCCGTGTTCGCAACTTCGGCGTGGCCCGTAACGCTCTCGATGTTGTCCCTAACTCATCGATCACCAATGCGTACATGGCAGCAAACTCGATCAGCACCAGCAACATTCAAGATGATGCTGTGACGGCTGCAAAGCTGGCCGACAACTCGGTGTTCACTGCTGCACTTCAAAACGATGCGGTGACTCAGGCAAAGATTGCCGACGATGCTGTGGGTAACGACCAGATGGCTAACAACTCTGTTGGCACTGATCAGCTGATCACCAGTGCGGTCACGACGCCGAAGATTGCTAACAACTCGATCACCAGCGAGAAGATTGCCAACGCTGCTGTGGACACGGCTGCTCTGGGACTCAATGCTGTGGCCTTGACCAACATGAAGGGAGTTGCTTTCACAGGAGCTGGTGTCGAGCGTCTCCTTCACATTGCTACAACTGGAGAACTCACCGCTAAGACTCTCAGCACCATTGGCTTTGGTGGTGCAGTTTCATCCAACTTGGACTTTACGTCTACATACAAGTGTGTAAATCTCGGCGCACCAACTTCTAGTGGAGACGCGATTCGCATTGCAGATGTTTACGATGGGGCGCAAATTGCAAATGGCTGGAATGTTTCTACGGCGTATAGCACTCCACGTCGCCACTTGATGTTTGGCGTTACTAGTCACGGAAACACCAACTTTACATCCAGTTCTCCTGATATTGCAAACTTCCTAAACATTAGTAGTGGTGGAAGTCTTCAAGTTGAAACTGGTTTTGGAACTTGGCTTGTTCTCTACATCACTTTTAACAGCAGCGGTTCTCGCACAGCTTCCGCCGTTGCACAGATACTTCCGGGAACCCCAGTTAATGTTACTTCAGCTTCCGGACAAACTTCCACATTTGTTGCCATGAGGTATGCGTAATGTCACTCAACACAGTTCAAGCCGTCATGAGCACAGGTCTTTTGCAGACCTCAAACAACCTGTCTGAGATTCGCTTATACACAGATCAGCTTTTAGCTGTGGGCGACATCAAGTTGATTCCGGCAGCATCGGCTCCGAAGGGATGGTTGGCTTGTAATGGAGCCTCGGTCAGCAAGACCTCATATGCAGACTTGTTCACTAAGCTCGGAACAACCTTTGGAGGATCTGGCTCAAACTTCAGTCTTCCAAACATCTCTGCGCCTGTTGCAAACACCCTGTACATCATCAAGGCATTCGAGTACGAGCCATGAACGAAGAAATCCTCTTGGCTCTTGGACGCCTAGAGGGCAAGGTTGACGCGATGATGACTTCCTTGCGACTTCAGGAACAAGAGCTGAAAAGTCTAGACAAGCGGATTCGAGAACTCGAACAAAGCAGAGCGTGGATGCTTGGAGCAGCTGCGATTATCTCTCTGCTTGCTGGAATGATCGTCAAAATGGTCCCTTTTAAGGATTGACACAGACATGAACGTGCATCTCATTGCCAACGAAATCAGCACCGCTACCACAACCACGGGAACTTCATACAGCATGATCGATGCCATGAAGGACAACAACAACCGAAACAACATTGGGACTGCTCAAGTTGTGAGTGCTGGTGCGGGAATTCTGAAGATTCAAGGAAGTGCCGATGGCGGAAACAACTGGATCGACCTCGCCACTGGACTTAACTCCTCGACTGGAAAGACCTTGGCGCTGATGCCGTATCTTCGGGCCGTTGTGACCACTGCTGGAGCAGGTGGAACCACCGCATCCGTGTACGTCGTTCAGTAAGGAGCTGAAATGGCTTTTCCAATCGTTGTCATCGACAGTTTCATTGTGTCCACAAGAGCTGCGGCAACAAGTTGGAACCTTTCAGCAGGACTTGTTCCGTCAGGTGTAGTTGATTTTACGTTGGCTAGTGGTGCGGCAACTTTGACTGGAACCTTTGCAGCTAACGCAAACGAGTTTTCAGTAAACAGCACAAATCAGTTGACCGGAATCAATCAGCCAATTTCACTTCGTGTTGTGGGCATCACGAACATCACAGGAACGACTGTATATGTCCGTGTTTCAGACAATGACTTGACATCTACTGCTTTGCAGACTTCACGAGATGGGTGGCAGACAGTTAACATCGATTCGATGATCAACATTGAAAACACTCAGAGACTGAATGTTGGGGTATTCAAAGAAGCCCACGACAACCCAGTCACAGTTACGTTTTCAAACGCCTCAATCAATTCGGCATCCGTAATTGGATCTGGATACGTCTTCAACTGAAAGTCAACCATGAAACACCTTGTTGTCTTCACAGCTTTCGACAGGACCACAAGCGATGGTCTTTCTTTTGATCTGTCTTCTACACTTGAAAGGCAACCGACTACGGGAGTTGTTCCGGACTTTTTGAACTGGTTGGATCTCTATTCTCAATCCAACTTGGCCATATATGGCTTTACATATCAGAAGGTCACTGGAACCTCCCAAGCCATCAGCTTGAAACTGTCCACGACTGCGGGAAACATTCAACGTGTGGTCACATCGGACATCATTGATCTTCTCGCGGGAACCGCAACGTGGACAGCTACGCCTTCTGGAGCGACCTTTTCTGTTTCCCCAAACTTCTTCGTGGCCTTTCGTACCGTTGCCAGTAAGACTGGCACGAATATTGTGTCCGTTCTGAATGCTTCGGATGGCGACAGAGTTCTCGATACCTTCAACGTAACCGTTTCGACAGACCCAGCACCTCCTGAGTTCCAACCTGAGTTTGTCAGTTACGGCACTGGGTGGGATTTCATGTCTTCCGGAAGCACTACCTCTCAACTTGTCGCAGAAAGCCTTGGCATCTCCCAGTTGATTGGAAGCTTTGTCCACGACGATCCCGGAACCGATGAGCTGGCAAATAACTCCCCATTCATCTTTGGCGGCAATGCCACAACGGGAAAGCTGTATCAGAATTATGTGTTTGATTCCGACAAACCAATGTTGGCTTTCCGACCATCATCAGTTTATGGGACCGCAAACCGAGCGCAGGAATACATCACGGCAAATCCAAATTCATACATGAAGGTGTACTACGGACCCGCGAACGTGTATGGAAATCGATATCGTCTTTTCACCAATCCTCGCCGCTTGCAGACAGCTTCCACAACTTTTAGTACTGACTACGTCATGTACACGGCTTCCACGGTATTTCCAGAAAGCCAGTTCGATTCCGGTAAGCCGTTCCGCATTGAGCTCTACAACAGCTAATCATGGAAGAACTATTCAAACAACTCCACAATGCCCTAGGGGCAGAGCTACTGAACCGGATTCAATCCGGAGAAGCCAGCCCTGCCGACCTGAATGTGGCTAGGCAATTCCTGAAGGACAACGGCATCGATGCCAACATGAAGGCGTCAGAGCCGCTCTTGAACCTTGCCAAGGTCATGCCCTTCGATCCAGATGAGGAGGAAGCCGCATGAGCGAGGCGCAGGACAAGCTCAAGGACTTCCGCAACTTTGTGTGTCTTGCGTGGGATCACCTTGGGCTTCCTGAGCCTACTCCTGTGCAGCTGGACATTGCCAAGTTTCTACAGAAGGGGCCACGGCGTCGAGTCATCCAAGCGTTCCGTGGAGTGGGAAAGAGCTGGCTAACCAGTGCATATGTAGTCTGGAGACTGCTGCACGACCCGACCCTCAATGTTCTGGTCGTGTCTGCCTCCAAGCAACGAGCAGATGACTTCAGCACATTCACTCTGCGGTTGATCCATGAGATCCCGTTCTGCCAGCATCTGAAGCCAAAGGACAACCAGAGAAACAGCAAGATCGCCTTTGATGTTGGTCCTGCTCCACCTAGTCAGGCTCCCAGCGTGGTCTCAAAGGGAATCACCAGCCAGATCACTGGTAGCCGTGGCGATCTGATCATTGCCGATGACGTTGAGTCTCTCAACAACTCTGCTACCGCCGTGATGCGGGACAAGCTGCTGGCCAGTACAGCTGAGTTCGAGGCAGTCTTGAAGCCGGGTGGGGAGATCATCTACCTAGGTACGCCCCAGACGGAACAGTCGATTTACCACGGTCTGGCCGAGAAGGGGTATGTGACCCGCGTGTGGCCAGCACGGTTCCCAGAAGAGCGGCTGAAGGTCGCATTCGGTGAGAAGCTGGCTCCGCTGCTCCGCACAGGCAAGTCTGGAGACCCCACGGATCCCAAGCGATTCGACGCCATGGATCTGATGGAGCGTGAGGCGTCCTATGGCAGAACGGGCTTTGCGCTCCAGTTCATGCTGGACTCGACCCTCAGCGATGCTGATCGATATCCACTGAAGATCAACGACTTGATTGTGTTTGGGCTCAACCCTGAAAATGCCCCTGAGAAGCCCATCTGGGCGATGAATCCAAACAACATCGTCAAGGATCTGCCTTGCGTCGGCTTCAACGGTGATCGCTTCTACGCTCCCATGGAGATCCAAGGACGATGGATTCCCTATGAGGGGGGCATCATGGCAATCGATCCTGCGGGCCGTGGTGGCGACGAGACGGCTTACTGCGTGGTCAAGATGCTGAATGGCTTCTTGTATGTGACACAGGCAGGAGGGCTTGCTGGTGGCTACGGCGAGGAGGTCATGAAGAAGCTGACCAAGATCGCCAAGGACAACAAGGTCAATTTGATCCTGATCGAGTCCAACTTCGGTGACGGTATGTTCACTGAGCTGCTCAAGCCGTACCTGCTGCGTGAATACCCATGCACCACTGAAGAAGTCAGACACAACATTCAGAAGGAACGCCGGATCATTGACACTCTGGAGCCTGTGCTGTGTCAGCATCGTCTGGTCTTGGACATCGCAGTCATCAAGCATATGCCAGCGAGAAGGCTCTCCAATTTTCACTTATCTGGCAGCTCAGTCGCATCAGTCGAGCCAAGGGATCTTTGTACCACGATGACCGTCTTGACTGCCTCAGCATGGCTGTGGGCTTCTGGGCAGACAAGATGGCTCAGGATGCAGACAGGAAGATGGCCAACTTCAGGGAAGAGGTGCTCCAAAAGGAACTAGAAAGGTTTATGGAACACGCTGTAGGCCGCCGTCCCAAGGAGGACACATGGATGTAGACGAACTGCAAATCCTGATGGCTTCTGTTGTTCTGCTCTACGAAGACCATCTCAAGTCCAGTGGTCACATTAACTCTGCCAAAGACCTAGCCCGAGGCATGAGAATGATGCGTGAATCCGTCTCCCCCGAAATCATGGAAATGTGCAAGGAGTTCAAATGCCAAGCCCCTGTGAAGGCAAGAGCCTGAACAAGCCCTTCAGGACTCCCGGTGGACCTAAAAAGTCTGCTGTCTGCGTCAAAGATGGGGAGAAGACCAAGATCGTCCGCTTCGGTGATCCCAACATGAAGATCAAGAAGCACATTCCCGGAAGGCGCAAGAACTTCCGTGCTCGTCACAACTGCGACAACCCCGGACCAAAGACCAAGGCTCGTTACTGGTCTTGCAGGGCTTGGTGAACCATGGCTAAAGACGCTTGCTACAAGAAGGTCATGCGCTCCTACGGGAAGTGGTCTGCACGAGCAGCTCAAGCCACAGCCAAATGCCGCAAGGCCAAGGGCAATGTCCGCAAGGGAGAAGCAGGAGCCAACCTAAAGCGTTGGCAAGACGAAAAGTGGGTAGACACCCGTACCGGAAAGCCGTGTGGTGGCGGAGGCAAGAACGAGTATTGCCGTCCCTCCCTCAAGATCAGCAAGAAGACTCCCAAGACCGTTGGTGAGATGTCCAAGTCTGAGCTTGCAGCCAAGAAGCGAGAGAAGCTGAAGATCGGTATGCGTGGAGCCCACGGCAAGAAGACAAGCCCAGCCAAACGAGACTAACCATGGCACGAGACTACAAGAAAGAATACCGTGAGTACCATGCAAAACCGGAGCAGATCAACCATAGATCGAACCGGAACAAAGCACGAAGACTCATGATCAAAGAAGGAAAGATCCGTAAGGGAGACGGTAAGGAAGTAGACCACAAGAACGGGAACCCCAAGGACAATAGACGTTCCAACCTCCAAATCATGTCTCGTAGAGCTAATCGGAGGAAAGCTTGAAGCTCCCCCTAGTCCTTATATATGGTCACTACAGTATTCCTGTGGTTACCGCAAAGTTGTCTGAAGGTGACTTTGGTGAGTTCTCCTTCTTCCCTTATCCTAGGATTTCAATCAATCTTAGGTTGAGAGAGGAAGTAGAAACTAGTACCATACTTCATGAGGTCATGGAGATGATCTCTGAGATCAATGGTCTCAACCTTGATGAATCTCAGATCCGTACTCTGGAAGTTGGTCTCATGACTGTCTTCCTTCAGAATCGTTGGCTGGTTGACCGTC